CGCGCCAGGAACTATGGGACACCTCCAATTAGAGACTGTCTGTCAGCTTAGACGTTGATGTACGAGATACTCATTCGAATGCTCCCTTCGCCGCGCGTCTGATAAATCCCCCTGGAGCGCTCGAGATATGAGAAAGAAATCACCCGCCCGCGCCGCGCGCCAGTGCGCGCAGGATCGGCAGGATCTGCGCCCCGCCCGCACCAAGCGCCACCAGCACTGCTACGATGCCCCAGATCGCTGCCTCAATCCGGCGCGTCTGCTTGCGCAGACCACAGATTTCCGCGCGCACCGCCGTGTAGCGCTCGGCGCAGCGCTCGACATGCAGCGCAAGATCCTCGCGCTCGCGCGCGTGGAGTTCCCCGTTACTCATGATTTCCTCCCGAAAGTGATCACCGCAGCCAACCGCCACGCGGCGCCAACCAGCCGGGTCGGCGCATCATTGGCGCTGGTTCAGGGTTTGGCGCGGCAATCGGCGTCGCAGTCTCCGCTACCTGGCTTTCCACCGGCGCATTTGCGATATCCTCGCGCAGCCTCTGCCAGAAACGCTCGCCATACCGATCCGCACCCAGCAACCATAACGCCGCACGCGCCAGCACCGCGCAATCCAGCGCCTCATTCCGATCGCGCAGCTTCGCCCATTCCTGGCGCACAAAGCCGCGCCGATCCTTCACCTGGTGCAGCTGCTCCGCCACCAACTGCTTGACCCATTCAACCTCGATCCCCTGCGGCAGATGCACCCAGCCAGGCGGGAATTCCTCCGCCTCGCCACGCCCGAGCCAAAGCCGGCGATAGAGATCAACCTTCCAGGTCGAAACCGACACCGTCCAAAGCTTCAAACCGCGCCGCAATTTCCGTCCATCCACCAGCGCATCCACCGGCGTCGGCCCCTGCACCGGCTGAGCCCTATTCCAACCATCAACCCCCTTGGTCGGCGCAATGCGCGGGTCGCGCAGGCGCCGCAGATGGCCATAAACAGCCGCCGTGTCGCGCCCGCCGGTATCAATGCAGGCCTTGGCAATGCGGATCGCGCCGCCATTCGCCCGTGGCCAATCGCGCGCCAGCAACTCCGCCAGCGCATCCCAGGGCGCACGCTCGCGCGGGCTGCCCGCAATAACGATGTGATCGACAAGCCAGGAGGAATAGCCCTCCGCCCAGGCCCAGATATCGCATTCCAGCCGATCATCCTGCACATCCACACCAGCCGTCAGCACCAGCGCGTCCTGCGGCACAACACCAAGCCGGAAATCCTCGCGGCGTTCCACAAGGCGTTCCCAATCCGGTGCCTCACCACGATCCTGCCAGGTCTCGCCCAGCACGGTGTTGCGGAAGGTTTTCAGATCCTCGGCCTTGCCCTGCGCGGCTTCCCAATCGCGCGCGATCTGCTCCCAGGACAACCAGCCGACGGGGGAATACAGCGCCGAGATGTGAAAGCCGATGATGTGCGGGTTTTCTGCCGATGCTGTCGGGCGCCATTCGCCGGCAGCGAGCATGGCGGTCTTGTGATGTTCCTCAATCGGCGCGTCGCAGTCCTCGCAATGATAGCGCACGCTGCGCGGGTCGCCCTTCTCCCAGATCAGGCGCTCGAATTTCAGCCATTGCATTGCGCCGCAATGCGGACAGGGCAGGAAAAAGCGCCGCTGGTCTGAGGCAGCATATTCCCGTTCAATCCGGCTGCGCCCGGCAATGGTTGGTGTTGAAACCAGAAAGGCCTTCCTTCGCCAGCCGAAAGTCCGTGCCCGGGCCTCGGCCAGGGCAATAGGGTCGCCTTCGCCTTCGATGTCGCCGGGATAGGCATCCACCTCATCCAGAAACAGAAACCTGGCCGGCATGGAACGCAGCCCGACCGCACTATTTGCGCCCGTCAGCACCAGAATGCCGCCGGGGAATTCTTTGGACAGCATGGTATTGCCGCTATCGCGCGCGCGGGCGGGCGCGACACGATCACGCAGCGCGGGGGTTTCCTCCAGCAATGGGTCAATGCGCTGGCGAGAGAAACGTTTGGCGAGTTCCACGGTCGGCTGCACCGCCAGCACCGGCGCCGGGACGTGATGCAGAATATAGCCGAGCCAATTATTGCCTGCCTCGGTATTATGCGTGGGAACCCAGCCCTTCCCACAGAGGTAAAGATGGTTGGGCGAATCAACCTCAATGCATCGCACGGGTACGCTATCGGTGGGCTCAATACTGATAATCCGCCGCCGTCTGCTCCGGCCCGGTCGACCATGAGCGATTGACCGCATCCGCGCCACCTTGCGCGACAAACGAAACATCGGCTCCTCGACATAGGCGGTCCAGGACACGCGCCAGTAGTCTTGGCAAACCCGGTCGTCACCATTGATCACTTTGCGACGGGATGCGCTGAAATAGACATTCGGCTTATAGCCGAGGCTACGCAGCAGCTCGACCATTCCGTTGACCAACTTAGGATCAGCATTTGAAAACTCGCAGCGTTTACCATCCGGAGTGATGGTGCCATCGGAGTCCATCATGCCGCGGACCAGATCAAGGCGCTGGGAACGGCTCGCCCGCAGATAGGCGGGCGGGATATGCTTGTTCTCCAAAAGATCCAGCATGCGCAGCCGCGTGATGAACCGAGAGCGATGCTGAATGCTTGAAGGCGCTGTTACTCCGTCCACCAGCCGAAAGGTCGGATCAATGACGATATTCGCGCACCGGCCATGACGCCATTTTGGAAGGCGGAATTCGGCATTTACCCCACATGCCTGAAGGTGCTCCGCCACCTCGGCATCGTCCTCGTGAACACTGATGTGGTTCATGATGGATGAACCATCACCAAGCCACATCCCAAGCACATAAGGATGGATGATAAGATCCTGCTCGGGCAACTCGGCGGGGGCGCAGCAATCAATAGCATAGCGATAGCGTGGGCCAGCACCGATACGAACCCGATGGATCATCTCATCCGTGCGCAAGATACGCTCGATCGGCTGTTCCGCGTCCGTGAAATCTCTGACGGGCCAGCGATGCTCACCGTCGCAGGTTATAGTCTCCCCATCTTCGAGGGTAATCTTGAAGCATTCGCGGCCATGGAATACGGGCGATATGCCGGTTACGCGACATGGCAGGCCAAGCTCGTCAAACAGCGTATCGCCCACCACCAGGGAGCCCATCGTGGCCCAGCCCGCCGCTGTCGGGATCGGCGTATCGATGGCGAGTGGAGCGCCCACCTGCGCCCCCTTCATGAACACAATCCGCCGCGCCGGATGCACGGCGGACAACGCATCCATCACATCGCGGAGATACGGCGTGCGGCTCGTGCGCCAGGGGCCAGGTTCCGAGGATGCGCGGCTGCCCAGAATGCGGTGCTGTTCCGCCCATGCCGAGACAGTGAGTTGTGGTGGCGGGCGCAGCATGGCCCCGGCACGGCGGCGCACATGCTCACGCGTGCGGCTCTCGCTCGCCGCCGATGCCAGGAGGGTCGAAGCGATCGGAAGCCTCCGTCAGAAGCTCATTGATGTGCTGCTGTAGGATGGTTTGCAGCAGATGAGGCTCGACGCCGAGTTCGGCGGCAATCACGCCGGCCACGCGCGCGGGCCAATTCAGCAGCGCGTCGCGCATGGTGCTGGCGATTTCATCAATCGTCGCATTGGCGGTCGCGACATCCAGCAGCCGGCCCTTGCTTTCGTCGAGCGCCAGGCGCTGGGCTTCGACCTTCAGCGCAAGTTGCGCAACCTTCAATCGGGCGAAGGGCGTGCCCTCGGCCGCCGCGCTGCCGCTAAGCGAGGAACGCTGCGGGTCGGCGGTGTCCAGCAGCCGAGCGCGTGTCTTGGCGATGTCCCATTGGCCGTCCGGTTCGCGCGCGATGCGCCCCGTGCGTTCGGCCTTGTGCATGGTGGTATCGCTGACGCCAAGGCGTCGTGCCGCTTCGCGCGTGGAGGATGTCAGTTCAGCCATGGCGGCGACCTCCCGCCGCGCGTTGGTGAGGGATTCAGTGGTGTCAGTGTGTGGCGCGCTGGCGCGCTGCGTGGAATGCGGCAAGGGCGGCTTGCCAATCGGCGTTA